TTACTCAGAAGGAATCCACCAACACTAAACACACCACCAGTCACCATGATTTGGTAGACGCCGTTCTCGTAATTCATTACGATACCGGTTGCACCAGCGTTATCGCTAACGAACGTTCCAGCTACAATAGCGGCTGGGTTGGTGGCCTTAATCTTGATGTACGTACCGATGTTTGTTCCACCATCGATAGTGTAGTTGTAAAGAGTTCCATCTTGAATATCAGAACCATCGATGGCTCTAACAATTCCTGTTTTATCCAGATTCATCTGGAAGTCAGCACCCGCATCAATAACGGTAACGGCAAGGGAGTTGCCCCACACACCAGGAGTTCTGGCAGTGAAACGATCCTGTTCGTTCTGACCAAGGAAGTCTTCTGTGAAATGATCTTCGTTCTTAATGTACGGACCAGTTGCATCCGTCTCGCCAATTTTAATCGTTGGGTTAGAAGAAGCGTTACGCATCTTCTGAGGATTTGGGTTGTCACCCGCTTCTGTACCCTCATCACCAACACTATCATCACAACGGACAACGTAACAAACTCCACCATAGTTGAGGAAGTTGCTTACAGTCCACCAATATTCAAAGTTTTCATCTGTAGGCTTACCGAAGGTAAGTTCCAGATCACTTTCTGTGTTCAGCAAAATGAACTCATCGACAGGACCCTTGGCGAAAGGTCCAGCGAAAGCTCCTACGTTAGTAGTAATTGCGTCAGTTGTTCCCCTGGTAAGATCGACCTCATTGACGAGCACACCTGGGGAAGCGGTCTTAATAACCATCTTTAGCTCCCGAATATAAATATTCACTTTTATTTAGAAAACCCAGTGTTTTCATTGCCCTACTCCATTCAAAATGCTCGTAGTAGAACCACCCCGATCTTATGTCACCACCAGTCTGTATTAGGGGTACGGGTCCATTCCCAAGTTGGTTGGGTTGCTCCGTACTCATCCATCTTATCTCTATACCTATCATACCTCTCACTCTCCCATTCATTCCTCCAAACTTCTCCACCGTCCACAAAGGTATCTTCATCACCAGATCCAACAATGAAACCGAAAGGACTCATATCTTCTTCGAGTTGAGTCTTATCTTTTTCATAAAGTTCTTCTCTAACATTCTGGTCAGTCATCTCTTTGAAGTAGTCCTGTGCTACAGCCCAGGCGTAAATAACCATACACATAACCAGGTCATCATGGCATCCCTCTTCAGCAGAAAAAGAATCCCTCTTCTCCACAAAAGTGGTAAGCTCGTTAATGATTTGGAAGTCGTTGAAAATAATTTTATCCGACTCCACCATTTGTTTCATATTACTACAACCAAGTTTCTTAGGCGCTTTCGCCATCTTAAGACCAAGTTGAGTCTTACCCCCAGAGAACCCATGTCCTAGGACTTGACCAGCACGACCTCTCATAGAAGTCATCAATAAATTTTCATACTCCATATCATAGAAGATAATAGAAGCCACCTGATCACCAATGTCATTGACCTCACATAGAATCCAGGCTTTATTATATCGTTTTGCCACATGAACAATAACATCAGGAAACAACATTGGTTTGATGGTGTTATTTCTATACTTGGCCACTAACTTATGTGGATAAGAAGTAATGTCAACCAATAAAAAGGCAGAATAATCCAACTTCATACCACGAGAGACATCCACTGTCATCAGATACTCGTGGCCTTGAATTGGTTCCTCATAGATATCCAAACCCCCAGAAGATGTAAGTGGGTCTGTGTATGACAACGACTTGAGTTTGGGACCACTAATAAGAGTACCAGCTGACCCAATGAAGTCACACTCAAACTCTTGTTGGAACTGTTGTTCTGATGTGTTAGCGATAGTCTCTTGTTTCCAGGCATCATCTCTACCTGGAACTTCTGACCAGTGTGCCTCTGTTGCCCTGTAACTATTCCTTCCCTTCTCGGCATCATTCCACAACTTGTAGAAGTGGTTCATCCCGTTGGGAGTAGAAACGATGATTACTTTGGTACTTTTACCCGAGGAGATAGTAGGATAAACGGAGCTAAAGAAGTCGTCAGCAACATTCGTTGGAACGAAGGCGAATTCGTCCAACATAACGATGTTATATGAGAAACCACGAACAGCCGAACTAGAAGTGGAACTTGCAGTAATTCGAGACCCGTTCTCAAGTTCAATAGATCCCTTGTTCCAAGCGAGTACCCCTTGTTGGAGCCACTTAGGTAGGTTCTCATAGGAGGTTTGGAGCTTTGCCATAAGCTCAAAACTAGTCTCACGTTTGTTAGCCAGGATGGCGACGTTGATGTTGTCACGAAAAATTGCCTGATGAATAAGATACGCCGTCACAGTCACCGACTTACCGGACTGACGAGGTAATTTACAGATAGAGAATCTGTTGTTGTGGAAACTATCAATTAGGTTCCGTTGAAAGGGGTATGGAATGAAAGGAACAACACCGTCATCAAGAGAGATAACTTTGATATAGTTTTCAAGAAAATATTCTGGATCTTGAGAACACTTGATGACTTCTTTTACTTGTTCTTTTGTATAATCAATTTGGACACCACGTTGTTTTAGTAACGGATTTCCCTTATAGTCATTGTCCATACTATACTCATTTCTACTATTTATTTACTCTACGTTCATCGTTGAACGACGTTGATCGTAATCCTCTTGTCTTTCCTGTTCGATAAAGTCGGAGATTTTTGTTTCCAGTCTCCCAACCTGATCTTCTAGTAAGGTAATCTGTACTTCCAACTCACGAACTCTTTCCACAGTCGCTAATACTCCGGCTGGTGGTCCAAACTCATCAATCCAATCATCATTCTCTTCCACCTCTTCCATAATAGAATCCATGTATCGTGTAAGAGTTTCGAGTTCCATGTCCTGCCTAGCATCAGCAGGTAGGTTCCCCATCTCACCTCGTGGCCAAAGAACTCTAAACTCGTTATTGAGTTCGATGTCCTGTTGGTTTAGTGTTGAATTTGTTTCAAGATTATTAATGCGTTCTATAACACCACCATAAGCCCAGGTAGCAACAGCCACACCTGCAACAATTGAAATGATGTTACGGACTGGCATTGCTACCTGGGTGTCGTCCGACATGCGTGCAATTTTTTCTTCAGACATAGCACTGGAGGAAGTGACCAAGTCTATTTATTCTCAGGGAACTCTCAGAATGGTTTTAGGTCAAATGGATACTTATTCAATGCTTCCATCATTTGACAATAAACTCTGGTCTGCCTTTCAGTGAGTAGAAGGGCAGGACGACCAAAGCAATATTTCAACAGATACATTTTAGTATCTGTATTAGCAATTCCACCTTCTTCTGGCGGCTTTTCCTCTTTCTCCATCCCAGCTTCTACTCCTTGCGCAGAACGATTTACGACGACCAGCTGCTTTACTACCAGGCTTCAGTTTAGAAGGTGGTGTAGTCACGGCAGTCTTCAGGTTTCCACCTGTTCTCCTATTATACTTAGCAACACCCTTGGATGTCATCCCAGCCCCTGAATCTGTTGACCTTTTGTCACCAGACTTCTGAGACATTCCTGTCATGTCTTCTTGAATTTCAGTCTCTTCTTCCTTTACACAGTTAGGATACTTCTTACCAAACATGGTCTTCATGCCCTTCTTAGTGTAACCCTTCCAACAGGCTTCGTCCATTGGTTCAAACTCTTCTTTCTTAGAGGAGTTACCCCAGCTGCCGGCACCTTTCTTACGACACTTCACAAGAGCACCGGAAGCATAAGCAGAAGGCCACACCTTATAACGGGACTTCACCTTATTATAACAGGCATCTTTCTTACCTTCTTTCTCAAGGATAACTTCTTCGGTGGCAACGTTCTTAGCCTTACCACTTCTATTAGCGTTACCATCTTCTCTGTTCTTTCTGTTGAATGCCTTATCCTCTTCCTTATCGTTAAGGTTTCTCTTCATCTTAGAAGAACCACACTTGGGCTTGGACTTCTGACCTTCCTGTTTGGCACAAGGCTTACCAGCATAAGGACCACCCATCTGAACCCAACCCTTCTTACCGTCAGAAGACTTGGACTTATTGAACCAGTCGTGAAGTGAAGCATCACCAGACTTGTTAGCCTCGATGATAACTTCTTGAAGTTCTCCCGTGTCGTGGTCTTCAATAAGAAGCAGGGTAGTGCCGTCGTCTTGAATCATCGGAGGAGAAACGGGCTCACCCTCTTCCTCACAAATCATCTGATAAGCAATTGACTCTTCCTCAGTCATCTCAACCCAGGCTTTACCATCAACGATGTGAAAGTTCTCAGTCATCGCAGGAACCAAGACCATGAAGTTTTCTTGGTTGTCACCGGCACCCATTGAGGGATAGAAAGCCAGGAGACGAGCACCAGGCCAGAACTTCTTACAGGCATCTTCCATTTGGTCTCTGGTTGGAACACCAACCTCTGGCCAGAAGAACTTCAGTCTCTGTGTCCCACCACGGAAAAGGAATGACACTTCATAAACCTGACCGATCTTATTCATTCTCACTGCTTCTTCCAGTGGGAACCAACCCACCTCTTCGTCAACCTGTTGTTTCTTTGCCCACTCATCGGGGATCATCTTATGTTCGGCTTTGAAATCCTTATGGAGTTGCTTCGGAGTGATGTCATGATCCGCAGCAATCTTACGCATCACCTTGTCAATAGACTGCCAAGAGATGTCTTCCATCTTGAGTAGTTGTTCTTCCAACTCACCCACAGGGTCTTCAACCAAAAGTTCTTGTTCGTTTTCGATTGCCTCTTCGGTTTCTTCTTCAGTGACAAACTTATTTTGGATGTACTCTTCATACTCTTCCATAGACATAGAAGTAGTCAGAGCAACATAGTTACCACACCCAGGAGTTCCTGTGTTTCCACCGTTAGGACCAGCAAGAGGTGACAGTCTCCCATCACTACCACCGTTATTTCTCATACCAGCCAAGGCACTTGCCATAGCTCTCATGTTGGCTCTAGAAGCAATAGTGTCAGGAACCTTTACCAGTTTATCTTTGGTAGACTTTTCTTCCTTGGGGTTGACATTACTACGATAAACTTCGATAGCAACCTCAGCCAACTCAGAACCCTTATACCTCTTCTTGGCTTTGGGTTTCTCTTCACTACACGACTTCTCTTCCGTTTGAACTTTTACATCACGAATACGAGAACGCATATTACTGATACCCAAGTCCAGTTTGGACTCATGGATGTAATCTGTACTCTCATTGAAGATAGAATTTATACTATCTGCAATCACTTTGCTCTGGTTAGGCTTGTTCATTAGTATGATAGTTTCTTATGTTTTATTTAGTTTAGGCAATTGGTGTTCCGTAAGAAACTCCAACAGTATTGTTGGCTCTGGCCTTATTCCAAAGGTCACCCGCCTTATTTACACCCGACTTCGCTACGTTACCGGCTTGTGTTACTTTCTTCTGAGCGAAATCTCTTCTCTTTTCTTCTTTGTCCTTTTGTGTAAACTTATCATATGTTTTATCACCTGTTTTCCTAGAACCAATTATATCACCACCAAGAGCTTTCTTGATGCCAGCACCAAAACCTCTTCTACTCTTATCGAACTTCTCCTGAGCAGCTTTATTCTTGTCTTTGTTTTCTTTCTTTGCTTGTTTTTCAACCTTCTTTTGACGTTTCTTTTCCCACTTCTTTGCTTGTGCGTCAGTGGCCAGACTACCTCCTTGACCCAATCTAGCTGTGGTTGTAGTTGTCGTACCACTTACACCAGGGGTTGGTGATGGAGTAGATCTTGGGTTACCTGGTTGTGGTTTTACCCGTGAGTTTCCTGAATTGACCGTACCTACAGCCTCTTTCTCCACCTTCTCTTTACCAGGCACTTTGACTAAAGCACCGGGTTTATTCTGTGACTGTGCCTTCTTCTCTAAGTTTTTTAGATTCTGTTCTTTTTGTTTCAACAGCCTTGACTTTCCAACAGGTGAAGCGGGCCCACCAGCT